AGTCAAGGCGTCACTGTTACGCGGCTTGTCCATTGGGTTCCGCGCAACCAAATCAAAAGCGACAGCAACAGGTCGTATCTTTGAGAAATTCGAAATACTAGAACTTAGTCTGGTGGCTATCGCGGCAAACGCCGAAGCGACAGTGACCAGTGTTAAGCAGTTCGACGGCGAGACCATCGAGGTGAGCGAGGAGCAGTTGCTCGAGCGCGAAGCCAAGAGACTCGACGTCCGGGAGCGCGCCCGCGCTGTCCTTGAAAAATCCAAACAAACTCTTAATTCTAAAGGAATTTAAAATGTCTTTATCCGATCAGATTGTCGAAGCGGAAAACGCTTTGAATGCCCAGCGTGACACGCTGACAAACCTCACCAAAAGCATGGACGAAAATCCTGTCGATGATTCCATTGTTTCAGCGATGGACGAGACCATGGAACAGATCGAAAAGTCTGACACCGACCTGGCGCGATTGCGTCGTGTTGAAAGCGCTTTGATGGCGAGCTCAACTCCCGTCACTGAATCAGTAGCCCCCGCGGTTATTAAGTCAACGCGTGGTTGGATCGATAGCCCGGCGGACCTTTTGGTCGCTAACGCTGTAGCGGCGATTGAATCTTACGAGTCGAACATGACTATCGAGGCGTGTCTCGAAAAGCGCTTCGGCGGTGACGATCGAGTCAAGGCCGTTAGCAGCTTTGTGAATAAAGCCGCGCAGCCTATCGCCGATACCATGACGGCTGGTTGGGCCGAGGAATTGGTTCGCGAAGGGTACGGTGCTTTTATGGACCTGCTATCTCCTGCGTCCATCATCCCTAACCTACCGCTCCAGCGTTTTGACTTTGGTAACTATGGGTCCGTTAAGGTTCCTATGCGCGCTGAGACTCCCATGCTAGACGGTGAGTTTATTGCAGAGGGTGGAGCGATCCCTGTTAAGGGTGCCGGGCTAACGTCCAAGACTTTGACCCCTAAGAAGGTCGCTGTAATTTCACACTACACCGACGAACTATTGACTCGCAGCACTCCGTCAATTGTTCAGGTGATCCGGGACGCTATGGTTCGCGATACAGCAATCAAGCTGGATACCGCGTTCCTGTCTAACCTGACGGCGAGCAACATTCAGCCTCCTGGTATGGAAACTCTGGCGGGCGCACCGATCGACGGTAGCGGTATGACTACGCTCGAGGGAACCCTGGACGTGTTGAAGCAAGCTGTTAAGCAGCTGACCAACAACATGCTAGGCGCTTCACCGGCTTGGGTTATGCATCCCGCTACAGCAATGGACCTAACTGTTATGACTAACGCGGTAGGCGCTCCAGCGTTTCCCACGATGGCTAACGGTTCTCTCTTGGGAATACCCGTAGTGACGTCAATCACTTGCGATGCGAGCAAAATCTTTTTGATTGATTGCAGCGAGATCGCGTTCGCTGGCGGCGCTCCTCGATTCCTGGCGAGCAACATCGCCACGATCCATGAAGCTAACCCCGCGCTGCCCCTGGTAGACGGTGCTGGCACTGCAGCTGCTCCAGTTCGCTCTATGTACCAAACCGATTCCCATGCGTTACGGGCTATCTGGAATGTGTCCTGGGACGAGCTCCGCAGCGGTGGCGTCGTGTTGATCGAGAACGTACCGGTCTAGCAGTAACCTTTGGGGGCCCCCGGGCCCCCCTTTCTTTTTCGGGGGTATCTATGAGAACGGTCTGGTCTTTTCAACCGATTAGCGAGTTAAATTTTACGACTGGATTTGTGTCCTGTGAGAACGATGTGGCAGAGGCACTTATTGCAGATGGCAAAGCTCAGAATCCTATGGTGGGTGGGTGGCTTTTAAAGTTCATCCAGGACGCGCCGACTGTTATTGATCCACCACAGCCCGACCCTATCGTTAAGAAAAAGAGCGGTCGCAAAGCGAAGCCAAAGGACGTAGTGATCGATGTCGATTCTGACGCGAATTAAATCGCTATGGGGGCCCGAGGGTTCCCAGCGTGGTCCGTTCTATGGACAGGGTGAGCAAGGCGGCTGGTATGAGTTGGGCAGCATCGAGGACGGATTCCAGAGAAACCTAGAGCTCCCCGACGTCAATGGCAAAAACATACCGGCAGCTTATGCGGCGGTCATGGCTAACGCCCGGGCGGTGTCTCAGTGTTTGCCCAAGCATATCCGAACGCTTGACGACGGTAACCGCGAAACTCAAATGTCCAGCGCTGTGTCGCGTATTTTCCGTCGACCTAACAATTACGAGACGTTCTCCCAGTATATTTTAAACTGCGTCGCGCAGATGCTATTCGATGGCGAGAGCTTCAGCCTGGCGACCCGGGACGAGGCCGGTAATGTGATTCGGTTGGATCGCATGGAATCAAACAGCTGTGTCCCACATATCAGCGAAGGCGAGCTTTTCTACGCAGTCGGTAATAATCCTTTCATCGATGAAGACCCGAAGTACATGGTGCCCGGCCGGGATGTATTGCATCTGCGGTTTTTGTGTCCTCGCCATCCGTTGATTGGTGAGTCTCCGATTAAGGCGGCGGCACTAAGCGCAGGCGTTAACGTCGCGCTCAGTCGCAGCCAGGCGGCATTTTTTACAAACATGTCTCGCCCATCTGGAATCATAACAACGGGAACGGATCAGCTTTTAAATAAGGAACAGATGGCCAGTCTCCGGGAGGCGTGGCAAAAGCAAAGCCAGAGAATGAACCAGGGCCAGGTCCCGATTCTTTCTGGCAATTTAAAGTTTCAGCCAATGGGTATCACGAGCCAGGATGCACAAATGGCAGAGGCCCAGCGATTGAGTATTGAGGATATCGCCCGGGTCTTTGGTGTGCCGTTACCGGTGATCGGGGACATGAGCAATTCCACGTTATCGAACGCGGAAACCCTGGTCCAAATGTGGCTATCTATTTCTTTGGGTTCGCTACTGGAGAACCTGGAGCAATCGTTTACGAATCTATTTAATTTACCCGCAGAGGAAAAGGTCGAGCTCGATGTGACGGGATTGCTGCGGACGGACTTCCTTTCTCGAGTCGATGGTTTGAGTCGGGCGGTGATGGGTGGAATCTACACGGTTAACGAAGCTCGAGGTAGAGAGAACCTGGGACCCGTAGAGAACGGAGACGTTCCCATTGTTCAGCAGCAAATGGTCCCGCTCGGTTGGCAGGAGGCCCCAAGTCCTGAACCCGTCGAGGTTCGCAGCGCGGAGGAGAATGTCGTGGACATTACACAATTTCGGAAGTGGTTGAATGACTGATAACAACTGGAAAAACCTAGCCGAGGGATTGGGCGAGTATGTTCGCGACCAGGTCGCTACGCTCGAGGAAAAGATTGACAGCATCCCAGAGGCCGCTCCTGGTGAAGTTGGTGCCCAGGGCATACCTGGTGAGCAGGGCCCCCAGGGCATACCTGGTGAGCAAGGTCCGCAGGGTCTTCCTGGTGAACCCGGGGAGTCCATACAGGGAGAGAAAGGCGAACCCGGCGAAAGTGTCCAGGGTGATAAGGGCGATCCTGGAGAGTCGATTCAGGGCCCCCAGGGGGAGACCGGAGAAAAGGGCGTCGGACTCGATGCACCGGTTTGGTCGCCTGGCGTTTATCGCGAGGGCGCAGAGGTACAGCATCATTTCGGACAATACTTTAAAGCGTTAAAAGATACCGCGGACGGACCGGACTCTGGAGACTGGGAGCGCATTGGAACATCGGGCTTTAGATTAACGGGTTCCTTTTCAAAGGACGCGGATTATCGAGACGGTGATCTGTTTGTTAAAGACTTCGGTTTATTTTTAAACCAGAGCGGTGAGTCGCTGTGTATTGCAGGACGAGGACCCCAGGGTAAGAAAGGGGAGGCAGGTCGGGACGGTAAGTCGATCGAGGGACCGGCTGGCGTGGACGGTAAGGACGGAACAGAAATAAAGTCTCTCGAGCTTGTAGGGAGTAACCTGGTCGCTGTTGTAAAGGGCGGGGACGGTTCGACCGACGCAATCACCGTTTCGCTTGATCCCTTCCTGGAAGCCGCGGCAATGGTGACCAAGGAAGCAAGCAGCGCAGAAAACAAAGCTTTCCAAGAGCGCGCAGAGATACAAGTTAAAAGCTTATGGCAAAATCTCCAGGCGCACTTAACGGACCAGGCGGCGACGCCGGTTAGTTTTTTCCGAGGTGATTACTTTGCCAGTGAAAGTTACCAGGTGGGTGACGTCGTTCACTTCGGGGGCGCATCGTATTTGTGCTCGAGGGCGGTAACCAATGTATTCCCCCATGGGCATTTCGGAGACGAGAGTTCGGGCGATTATTGGCGAATGCTTTCCACCATCGCCCACGATCTATA